CTACGGCGACCGTTCGACGAAGATGGACGAGCGCCGATGGACGCGATGGCGATAGCCCCTCGCGCGTGGATGGGCGTGGGCGGCCCCGGCCCGCCGGGCGGATCTCCCGAAGAGCCGCTCCTTGGCGAGCTCGACGCATACGAGGTAGGCGAGGACCATGGCGACGAGCGCGAGGAAGAACGGCGCCGGAAGAGCCCGGAAGCCCAGGAGACCGGAGACGGGGGAGTAGGGCAGCCACACTCCCACGGTGACGACCCCCAGGGACGCGAGGACCAGTCCGAGCGAGGGACGGCTGCGGAAGAACGGGATCCGGCGCGTGCGGATCGCGAAGATGATGAGGGTCTGCGTCGCGATGGACTCGATGAACCAGCCGGACTGGAACTCGCTCTGCGAGGCCCGGAAGCCGAGGAGCATGAGGGCGAAGGTGGCGATGTCGAACAGCGAGCTGATCGGGCCGAACACCAGCATGAACCGGCGGATGGAGCCGATGTCCCAGTGTGTCGGTGCCATGAGCTGCTCGCGGTCGACCCGGTCGCCGGGGATCGCGAGCTGGCCCGTGTCGTAGAGGAGGTTGTTGAGCAGGATCTGTCCCGGGAGCATCGGCAGGAAGGGCAGCACGAGAGAAGCCAGGGACGCGCTGACCATGTTCCCGAAGTTGCTCGACGTGCCCATCAGGACGTACTTGATCGTGTTCGCGAAGATGCGCCGCCCCTCCGTCACGCCGTCGGCGAGCATCCCGAGATCCTTGTCGAGGAGCAGCAGGTCGGCCGCGTCCTTGGCGACGTCCGCGGCCGACTCGACGGAGATGCCGATGTCGGCCTGGTGCAGGGCCAGAGCGTCGTTGACGCCGTCGCCGAGGAAGCCCACCGACCGTCCCGCGTGGCGCAGCAGCCGGATGATCCGGGCCTTCTGCTCGGGGGAGACCCGCGCGAAGACGGTCGCCGTCGCGACGGCCGCCCGGAGTGCGTCGTCGTCGAGATCCTCGACGTCGGTGCCGGTCAGGGTTCCTCCGGACGGCAGTCCGAGGTCGTCGAGGACCTTCTGGGCCACGAGCGCGTTGTCACCCGTCGCGATCTTCACGGTCACCCCGAGGTGCGCGAGGCTCTCCAACGAGGCGCGGGCGTCGGCCTTGGGTCGATCGAGGAACTCGAGGAAGCCCAGGAGTGAGAGGCCCGTCTCGTCGGCGGGCGAGACCCGTTGCAGACCGGGAGCACTCCGCACGGCGACGGCGATGACGCGGGCGCCCGTCGCATACTCGCCCTGGAGGATGCCGTATGCCACGGGCGGGACCGTGGAGCACGCACGCAGCACGTCCTCCGGCGATCCCTTCGTGACGACGAGCCGCTCGTGGGTGGGTGTCTCGACGAGGGCGGTCGTCATCCGGCGCTCGTGGTCGAACGGCACGATGTCGATGCGCCGGTACCGCGCCACCTCGGCGCTGGCCGGCCGGGTCGACGACCACAGCGCCGCGTCAAGGGGGTTGAGGCCCACCGCGTGATCGGTGGGCCTCGTGTCGTCGGCCTCGGTCGCGAGGAGGCCGAGGAGGAACACGGAGTCGGGCGAGGTGCTTGCGTCCACCGGCAGCGCCTTGGTGAAGCTGATCCGGCCCTCCGTCAGGGTCCCGGTCTTGTCCGTGACGAGGATGTCCATGTCCCCGAGGTCCTCGATGCATACGAGCCGCTTCACGAGGACGTGGTGTCGCGCGAGGGCTCGCGATCCGGCAGCCAGACTTGCGCTGACCACTGCCGGAAGCAGCTGAGGAGTGATTCCCACGGCGATGGCGAGCGAGAAGAGCAGCGAGTCGAGAAGTGGTCGGTGCAGCAGCAGGTTCGCGACGAAGACGACCGTCGTGAGGACGACCGCCACCTCGAGGAGGAGCACCGAGAACCGGCCGAGTCCGCGCTGGAACTCCGTCTGCGGCTGTTGGGTGGCCAGCCCTCCGGCGATGCGGCCGAACTCGGTCCGGGGGCCGGTGGCGACGACGACCCCAGTGGCCGAGCCGGACTGGACGACGGTACCCATGAGCACGCACGACGTCAGATCGCCGATCCCCTGGGCCGATCCGACCGATTCCGGCGACTTGGTCACCGGGACCGACTCGCCGGTGACGATCCCCTCGTCGCACGAGAGATCATGGGCCCCCAGGAGCCGCAGGTCGGCGGGAACGACGGCCCCCATCCTCAGCCGCACGACGTCTCCCGGAACCAGCTCGGTCACGTCGACGTCGGTCGGCACACCGGCACGCAGGACGACGACCTCGTGCCTGATCTGGTCGTGGAGGGCATCGGCCGCACGCTCCGCGCGGTACTCGTTCACGAAGCCCAGGCCGATGCTGGCGACGAGGATGATCCCGATGATGGCGGCGTTCGCGGCCTCTCCGAGGAACACGGAGACTCCCGCCGTGACGAAGAGGAGCACGAGGATCGGGCTCTTGAGCTGGCGCCCGAGGACCCGGCCGGGGTGCGCCCGGTGCGCGTGCAGGACGTTGCGCCCCACGGCGGCACGCCGGTCGTCGGCCTCCGAGGACGAGAGACCCTCGGGACGCGACTCGAGCAGGGCCAGCACCGAGCGACTCTCGAGGGCCGCCGCGCTCCGCAGCTCGAGCGCGGTGCCCGGGGGAGACTCCGCGAGTGTCCGGTCATCCATGGTGAGATCCATTGCATCTACTCATTCGATGGCTTCCGTGCAGGTCAGAGGCTTGTAGGCACCCCGCGTGACACACAGGTGACACGTTAGGCGCCGGAAGCCTTCCGGGATGCCTTGCGGGCCTTGCCGCGCGACCACAGACTGTCGAGCACGCCCCGCACGACGTCCTCGCTGTCAGGCATCAAGTGACCGTACGTTGTGAGGACCAGAGATGCGTTGGAGTGCCCCAGATAGTCGGCCACGACGTTGACTGGTACCCCCTTCGACAGCAACACACTGGCGAAGTGGTGGCGTAGGTCGTGAGGCGTTGTCCCCTCCGGGACGTTCTCCGCCTTCTCCACCGCTACCTTGAACGAGGCCGAGTACTTGTCCTGACGGGGAGGTTTCCCCGCGCCTGTCGTGATGATCGTGCCGTCCTCGCCCGGCGGGTATGCCGCGACGTGGGCCGACAGCAGCGGCACGACGTCCTTGGCGAGGGGGATGAACCGATCCGACGACGGCGTCTTGAGCGGCCCGAACCCGTGCCCGCCCCGCCCCAACTGCTGCTGCACGTGGACGATTCGGCGCAGGAAGTCGACGTCTGAGACGCGGAGCCCGAGGAGTTCGCTGATCCGCAACCCGAGGGCGGCCTGGAGTGTCACACCGACGCGGTAGCGCTCAGGCATGGCGGCCGTGAGGGTCTGCACCTGCTCGACAGTGAGAGGCACGACCTTGGCCCTCTCGATCTTTGGCAGCGTGATCTTCGACGTGCACGGCGAACGCCCGATGACGCGGTCCTCCACGGCCCCGGCGAAGATCGCCTTCACGAACGTGTAGAGGCTGGACATGGACTGCGGCCCGATGACCTTCGATCGGTCCGCCACAAACGCTTGAATGTCGGTGGGCTTCACGGCGCGCATCCGCCTTGCGCCGAGTCCCGAGTCGGTCAGGTGCCGCAGACACGTGGCGCGCTGATTCTGAGAGGACTCGCGGTACACGCGGGAGTCGGTCCACCGCTTCGCGTAAGTGCTGACCGTCGTCTTGTCCCCGGGCGCCGTGTGCGTGCCCTCGTCGACGGCCGTCCGCTGGGCCCGTAGCCACGCCTGCGCGGCCCGCGACCCCGTGAAGGTCTTGGAGTGCTGCTTGCCGTCCTCGTCGCGGTACCGGGCCCGGATGCGCCCCGAGGGCAGCCGGTCGAGCCCAGGGGGCAGGCCGCCGCTCACTCGCTGATCCCATCCAAGGTCGCCTCGACCTCGTCGAGGGTCATGCCCTCACCGTTCGCGAAGGCGCTGATGGCGGCCTGCCCTCCACGGCGTCCGACGCGGTTGCCGCGGCTGTCGTCGACGAGCACGTACAGGCCGTAGTCGAGGGCGAGCGGGTCGCGGCGTCGCGTCTTCACGAGGATGTACCCGCGGCGGGCCGCCATCCGGCGCAGTCGGTTCTCGCGGACCTTGTCACTCTGTGTCTCTGTCATGCCAGACAGTATGCCAGAGGTGATGCCAGAAGACATGCCGGACATGCTCACGACCGGCGCGCGATCCGCGCGACCGTGTCGCGTGACAGGCCCGGCATCGCCATCTCGTCGCAGAGACGCATGGCCGAGACGCCGTAGTCGACCACGGCCTCACGCATCAGCGCGTCACGGTGCGCGGTCATGGCCTGGGCGGCGACGGCGGCCTCTATGGCGGCGGTGACGGCGGCGGCCTGCTTGTCGCTGAGCGCGTACCTCTTCATCCTGATCCTCTCGCGGAATGTACACCCGTTTAACGTATCCACTTGTGACACAACGGGATTCGATAACGCCAAGTCTACCGAATGTCGCCGACACCACGTACACTTGCAGCCAGATCGAGAGCGACGGTCTCGGGGTCCCACCACAGACCTTGTAGGTCGTCCCCCACATCACAGGGGGGCGGCCACCCCTACGGGGGCCGTCGCCCGGCGACCCCCGAACCGCCACGGAGGGCCGCCTTGAAGATCGTCAAGAGCACCGCGAGGTACTTCCTCGCGCTCTACCCACTCACCCTCGCTGCCGTCGTCGTCGGCTGGGTGATCGCCCGATGACCAAACCCCGGAAGGGCGACACCCCGGCCCTGACAGATCAGGGACCGGGGCGTCGGTCTTCCGCCACGGAAGCCGACGCCAGCATAGACACCGTGACCGACAGCGTCGCGGTCCACGTTACGCAGCACGACCCCGACGCCCTCGACTACTCGCAGGTCGTGAACCTCGTCATGCTCGACCCCCGCCTCAGCCCGGCAGCCCGCTGCCTCTACGCCATCCTCGTGTCCTACGCCAAGATCGGGCAGATCAGCAGCGGCCAGCAGCACGACGTGTACCCCTCACAGAAGCGGATCGCGGCCCAGATGGGCAAGAGCGTCGACGTCGTCCAGCGGCTCATGAAGGAACTCGAAGGCGCGGGCGTCATCACCCGCGCCCGCCAGTACCGCAAGAACGGTACGCGCGCCGTGGACCTCATCCACCTGCACGACCGGCAGATGCTCGCAGCCCATAAGGCCGCAGAAACACGGCAGCAAGAACGAGAGCCATCTATGAACAAGAAGGATCTTGAACCAGAACCATCACTGGCTGGCTGTTCCGGCTCGCTTCGCTCGCCGGGCCCAGACACGTCTGGGCCGCGGCGCACATCAGCAGTAGAGGCATACGACAAGGCCATCGAGGCGAACAAGCGGGCAGCCCGTCTCATCCAAGACGTCGCCGCGGCGCACAGCGTCTACGTCCACGTCCAGTCGTGGTTCGACCGGCCCAACGCCGCGGGAAGCCCCTGCAGGCCGCTCCGAGACGTCATCTCCGACCGCATGCAGGCAGGCGTGTCCGAGGACACCGCCCGTGAAATCGTCGAGGACGCTCTCAGCGACGCGTTCAGGGAATGGGGCGGTAAGGAGCCGCAGCCCAACAAGACGTGGTTCCTGGAGGCAGCCACGAAGCACGCCCGGCGGCACCTCGCCGACCTGGAGGCGTGGTGATGACGGGCGAGCACCAGTGGCGGGCGGCGGTGACGGTCCCGGTGTCGGAGCGTCAGGCCCGGCTGGGTCTGATCCGTGGCCGTCTTCACCTGCCGGAGCGGCAGACCGTGTCCGTCGAGGACGTGTACTGCGCGTCTTGTCGTCGCCCGTTCGACGATGTCGCCGACGAGCCGTGCGTGGTCGGTCGCCACTTGCACGGCGGCCCGATCGGCACGCGCAAGAACCGGAAGGGGTGGCGGGCATGATCCGCCCGCCGTACACGTCCATCTGGCGGCCGATCCCCGGCACCCAGCGCATCTACTGGGCGTCCGCCGACGGCGAGGTGTGGTCGGCGCACACGAGGCGCGTGCTGAGGCCGTACACCAACTCCAAGGGGTACCTCGTCGTCGGCTTGTACGCCGAGGGGGTCCGCACCCGGGTGTTCGTGCACCAGGCGGTCCTGGCCGCGTTCCACGGGCCGTGTCCTGAGGGGCTGGAGGCGTGTCACGCCGACGACGACCCGCTCAACAACGTCGTGGCGAACCTGAGGTGGGACTCGCACGACGGCAACCTCGACGACAAGGTCGCCCGCCGCACCCACTGCCCTCACGGGCACCCGGTCGAGCCGCGCCGGTACTGCCGCACCTGTAGGCGCCTGTACATGCGTGCCCGCCGGGCCCGCACCACCACCACCGAAAGGGTCGCATCATGACCAAGGTTTTCTGCCTCGTAACCCTCGCCCTCCCGTTCGCTGGCGTCGCGTACAACGCCGCGCGGCACGACTACCTCGGCGCGTGCGTGTCGGCCCCAGCCCGTGGCCTCCTGTGGCTGCTCAAGCACCAGGCGCCGCTCGGGTTCGTCGCCGTCATCGTCTACGTCGCCATCGCGGCGACGCGCCCCATGCTGTGGCTCGGGCCGTGGATCATCCTCGTCGTCGTCGGGTGCGTCCCGGGCCTGGGCCGCCTCGCCCTGCCGAAGCGGAAGCCGGACACGGGCGACTGGTGGTCCGAGGCGGTCCTCCTCGGCGCGTTCCGGGCCGCGGGGCTCGTCAAGGGCGACGGCGTGATGCTGTCCCGTGTCGGGGCTCCTCGTCACGTCGACGGGCGCGGCACCGCGGTCGCCGTGCGGCTCCCCGCCGGGGTCACCTACAGCCGGGTCGTGGCGCAGCGTGAGGCGCTCGCGGCAGCCCTGCGGCGGCCCCTCGCGCACGTCTCGATCACGCAGGCCCCCACCGACCCCGCCGACGTCGTGAGGATCGCCGTGATGAAGCCGCTCGTCCTCGACGCGCGCGACCCGCACATCGTGACCGCGCTCCACGACCTGCCGCCCGACCACGACCTCACCGCCGACTGGCGTCGTGGCATCCCCATCGGCCGCGACACCACCGGCCGCGACGTGACCCTACCCACCTACGACGTCGGCCTGGCCCTCATCGCAGGCAACCCCGCCTCGGGCAAGACGTCGCTGCTGTGGGCCATCGCCGCCACCTACGCCTACGACCCCGACGCGCTCCTGTGGGTCACCGACGGCAAGGGCGCCACGGACGACTGGGGCCCGCTCCGGGCCCGCTGCGCCGGGTACGTGATGGCATCAGACGACACCTACGAGGCCGACCTGCTCGACCTGCTCCGCACCGTGCAAGCCGAGGTCCGGGCCCGGCTCACCGCCGGAGGCCGCGACCACCCGGGTGGACTGCTCCTCCTGGAGGAGTACCTGTCACACCGGCACAACCTGTCGAAGGCGGGCCGCGACGAGTTCGACCGGCTCGTCAAGGTCATCGCGATGCAGTGCCGCGCGGCGAACATCCTCGTCGTCGCGGCGGTGCATCAGGCCACGGTCGCGGAGATTCCGTCGGTCATCCGCGCACAGTCCGCGGTGCGCGTATGCATGCGTGTCGGGTCTGGGTCGGACGCCGCGGTCATCCTCGGCCACCAGCCGACCGCGGCCCTGCCCACCGTGCCCGGTCAGGCGATCGTCAACACGGGCGGTGAGGACCGGGCCGTGCGCGTGGACTGGCTGCAGAAGAGCCAGTGGCCCGCACTCGCTCACCGTGCATGCACGCAGCATGCACGCACGCACCCTCAGCCCGAGCCGGACCGTGCACCTGACCGTGCGCCGGAGTACGTGCCCGTGCACGGCCACGACGGCTACACCGTGTGCACGGCCACCGGCAACGTGCGCATGCCCCGCCTCGTGTGCGCCGCACGGCTCATCGTGGAGGCGGACCCCGCCGAGGCCCTCGCGCCCGCCGTCCTCCTGTCGCTGCTGCCCGAGGAGGTCCGTCCCTCGTCCACGAAGGCCCTCGCCCAGGCCCTCAAGGGCTACGGCTGGAGCAGCCGCATGGTCACCCTCGACGGGAAGCGGGTCCGCGCCTACGTCGCTCAAGACATCCGCGACCACATTGCCGGACCCGTCCGGCAAGCGTCCGGCACCCGTCCCGCCCGGACAGATGCTCAGGAGCCCGCAGCCCGCTGACCAGCGGAAACGTCGAGGACGGATCGCGTGCCGGGTCCCCGCAACCCCAGGAACCCGGCCCATCCGTCCGAACCGTCCGCGGCCAGACGCAAGACCGACCGGCGACGTACCGTCCGCGTGAGAGGAGGACACCATGCCCAGCACCAAGTGGACTGGGCGCCGACTCATGGCCGCCCGCGCCGCCGTCGCCGCCACACTCCCGGCCCCGTGCGGCCAGTGCGGCAAGACCGTGCACCCCACCGACGCATGGGTCATCGGGCACAAGATCCCCCGCGTGCTCCGACCCGACCTGACCTGGGAGCCGACCAACTGGCAAGTCGAGCACCGCGCATGCTCCGACCGGACCGGCGCAGCCGTCGCGAAACAGAAACGCGAACTCGCGATTCTTCCCACCGCAGCCCCGGGAAACCCCGCGCCGTTTCCGTCGTCTCTCTCCCCGGCCCAGCGGGCGCCTGTTGCGGTCCGTGAGGGCCTGTCGTGGTCGGTGGAGGTCATGCGCGCCACGCCGTGGTTGGCGGAGTTCGCTGAGGTCCCGGAGGACGCGTCGCCGCCGCTGTGGATGAGCCCGCCTCACCCGGACGCGGTGGATTCGTATGGCGCGGAGACGGTCGCGTGGATCGAGCGGACGCAGCGGCTCCGCCTGAGGTGGTGGCAGCGTCTGGCGATCGTCCGGCAACTGGAGCATGCCGCGGACGGGTCGCTGTGCTGGCGCACGGTGCTGGAGTCGGCCCCTCGACGGTCGGGGAAGAGCGTCCGCATCCGGGGGATGGCGCTGTGGCGGATGGCGCACGCGGAGCGGTTCGGGGAGCGCCAGGAGGTGGTGCACACGGGGTCCGATCTGGCGGTGTGCCGGAAGGTGCAGAAGGACGCGTGGCGGTGGGGTGAGGCGCAGGAGTGGACGGTGGTGCGCGGCAACGGGAAGGAGGCGATGGAGACCCCGGACGGTGACACGTGGCTGGTGCGGGCGCAGAGCGCCGTCTACGGGTGGGACACGACGTACGGCATCGTGGACGAGTCGTGGGACGTGTCGCCGGACGCGGTGTCGGAGGGGCTGGAGCCGTCGCTGCTGGAGCGGCTGTGGGCGCAACTGCATATGACGTCGACGGCCCACCGGAAGGCGACGTCTCTGATGCCGGGCCGGATCGCCGCGGCGCTCGCGACGGACGACGGGGAAACGCTCATCATCCTGTGGGGTGCCCCGCCGGGCGCTGACGTGGGCGACCCGCCCGTGTGGAGGGCGGCGTCTCCTCACTGGTCCGCGGACCGGGAGCGGATGATCAGGAAGGCGTACGCGCGGGCGCTGGCGGGTGAGGCGGACCCGGAACTCGACGACCCGGACCCGATAGCGGGGTTCACGAGCCAGTACCTCAACATGTGGCCGTTGCGGCAGCGGAAGACGCAGCGGGGTGAGGCGGTCGTCGACGAGGCCGCGTGGGCGCTGCTCGTCGACGACGTCCCGGACGGGGCACCAGCCGCGGCTGCGGTGGAGTCGTGGTTCGCCGATGGTGTGTCCCTGGCGTTGGCGTGGCGTGTCGCCGAGCAGGTGGTGGTGTCGGTGTCGGATCACCCGGACCTGGCGTCGGCGGTGGAGGCGCTGCGGGAGTCGGGGTTCAAGGGGACGGCGATCGTCGGGAAGTCGCTCATGACGGACCCGGCCCTGGCGAAGGTCAGGAAGAAGGCCGGTGAGGGACGCGTGGCGGCGGCGGTGCAGGACCTGGGCAGGCTGCTCGCGGCGGACGCGGTGCGCCACGACGGCGGTGAGCACTTGTCGGGGCAGGTGCTCGCGGTGCGCACGTTGCCGGGGGCGGACGGGCCGCGGATGGCGTCGCAGGGACGCGCGGATGCGATCAAGGCTGCGGTGTGGGCGGCGGCCCGGGCGCGGGTCCGGGCGGGGTCGACGCGGATCAAGGTCCTGTCGTCCGCGTAACGTGCACCCGTTTAACCCGCGACACAACGGGATTCGGTCAGTCACCATGCGCGCGTGGGATTCTGGCGGACGCTGCGGACGGGTGAACCCGACCCTGCCCTGAGCGTCGCCGCCGCCGCGGTGGAGCGAGACCGCAGGGCCCGGGTCCGGTTCTCCGGCGTCGTCATCGACTCCGGCGTGCTGTATGGCACGCAGACGTGGCCATGGGATCAGGCCGTGTCACGCGTGTCCCGCAGGGACGCCCTGACCGTCCCGGCGGTGAAGAGGGCGCGTGACCTCGTCGTGGGCACGCTCGGCAGCCTCCCGCTCGACCTCATCGGCCCGGGGAACAGGCCCGAGCCGTGGACCCTGTTCGAGCAGCCGGAAGAGGACACGCCGCGGACGGTCAGCATGACGAGGACCTTCGAGGACCTGCTGTTCGAGGGCACGTCGTGGTGGCTCGTGCAGTACCTCGGGTGGCACGGTATGCCTGTCAAGGCGCGCCGTCTCGACCCGGGCACCGTGAACGTGCCGGTGGACTCGCCGACGTACCGCACCGCCGCGGGGAACTCCGGCATGCAGACGGTGTGGCGGAGCGACGCTCAACTGATCCGGTTCGACAGCCCGAACGATCCGCTGTTGGTGGCGGGGGCGAGGGCCATCCGGGCATGCATCGCCCTCGACGCCGCGGCGCTGCGCAACGCCGACGGCTCACCGCCTGTGGACTACTTCACGCCGACAGACGTCGACCTCGACGACGACGAGGTCGACGCCCTCAACGAGGACTGGGCTGAGGCGCGGAAGACCCGCTCGACGGCGTACATCCCGTCCTCGGTGGAGTACCACGTCGCTGGGTGGGACCCGGAGAAGTTGCAGTTGGCGGAGGCGCGTCAGCACGCGGTCCTGGAGATTGCGCGGCTCGCAGGCGTCGACCCGGAGGACCTCGGCGTATCCACCACGAGCAGAACGTACTTCAACGCGCAGGACCGGATCAGGTCGTTCGTGAACGGGACCCTGGCGGGGTATCTCCGCGCTGTCGAGGATCGGCTCAGCATGCCCGACGTGACGCCGCCGGGGTTCGAGGCGCGGTTCAACTTGAGCGACCTGCTCAAGGCTGACGACACGTCGCGGATCACCGTCGCCTCGCAGGCGATCGCGTCGGGTCTGATGAGCCGGGGGGCCGAGGCGCGGGCCTACTTCGACCCGACCCTGCCGCCCGACGCCCCTGCCATCACCGCCCCTGCCCCTGCCCCTGCCTTGGAGCCCGCCAATGCGTAGAACCCTGACCTTCGAGGTGGCGTTCGCCGCCGACGCCGAGACCCGCACCCTGCGCGGGGTGCTGCTGCCGTTCGGCGCCGTGTCCCGGCCGACGCTCGACGCGAAGACGGGGCGCCCGGGCCGCTTCTCGTTCGCTGAGGGCACCGTCACCCTGCCGGACCCGGCCGACGTGATCCTCAACTACGGCCACGACAACTCGTCCCTCTACATGCAGGTCGGTGTGGCGACGGAACTGTCCGCGCAGCCGGACGGTGTGCACGCCGCGTTCAAGGTCGCGCGCACCCCTGAGGGGGACCGGGTCCTCGCGCTCGCCGACGACGGCGTGCTGAAGGCGTTCTCCGCGGAGGTCGAGGGCGACTTCGCGGAGCCCGATCGGGACGGCGTGCAGAGGGCGAAGGCCACGACTGTCACGGGGGCCGCCGTGGTCCCCAGGCCCGCGTTCGTGGGCGCGCAGATCACCAGTGTCGCGGCGAGCGCCGCACCAGAGAAGGAGAACAGCATGAAGTGCGAGAAGTGCGGCGTCACGCACGCCGAGGGTGTCACCGAGTGCGCCCAGCCGGTGACGTTCAGCGCCACCGACGTGGCCGCCCTCACCGCGCAGGTGCAGGCGATGGCCGAGCGCATCGCCGACATGGAGAAGATCAAGATCCCGGTCGGGCCGGGCACGGCGCAGTTCACCGTGACGGAGGAGCCGATCTACCGGTTCGGTGGGACGACCCCCGCCCCGTCGGGGTTCGACTTCGCGACGGACCTCGCCGCGGCCGGGCTGCGGGGCGACACGGTCGCGCTGGCCCGGCTGACGAAGTTCACCGCCGAGCGGCTCTCCCCGCGGTTCGCGGACCAGCCGACGACGTCCGCGGACGTGGCCGCGGTGAACCCGGCCGCCTACCGCCCGGACATGTTCCTCGGGCAGGCGCCGACGCCCGTCTCCCCTCTCTACGACTGCTTCCACATCGGCGGCCTCCCGAACATTTCCCAGTTCTTCTGGGCGAAGTTGGACCGCGACGCGACCGACGTCGGCGTCGCCGACCACACCGAGGACGTCAACCCCGAGGCCCGTGACCTGGTCACCGCCGTCGGCGCGACCGTCACCCCGGCCCCGGTCTCCGGCCGCGTCCACATCACCCGGGAGGTCGCCGACCAGGGCGGCAACCCCGTCGTCAGCGCGCTCATCTGGAACGAGTTCGAGCGGTCCTTCAAGATCGCCCTGGAGACGAAGACGGCGGCGCTGATCAACGCGGCGTCGATCACCGAACTCGGCGGCACCATCGCCGCCGGGGCCGACGGCACCGTCGCGGGTGCCGCCGTCGAGCAGGGGCTCGTGGGGCTCCAGTTCCTCGACGATGGCTACCGGTTCGAGCGTGTCTTCGGGCACGTCGACCTGTACAAGGCGCTCGCCGCCGCGACCAAGGGCGACGACAACGCCGACAAGATGTACCCGATCCTCGCGCCCACCAACGCGACCGGCCAGTCTGCGTCGAAGTGGTCCCGGATCAACATCGGCGGCTTCGACATGATCCCGGCTGCTCGGCTCGGCGCGACGGGCGTGAACCAGAAGTCGATCGTGGCGGACCCGGGTGCCGTGCACGTGTGGAACTCCGGCCTGACGCGGCTCGACAAGTTGAGCGAGACCGTCGCCGGGTGGGACATGGGGGTCTTCGCGTACTGGGCCGGGATCGTCTACGACGTGACCGGGCTCCGGAAGATCACGTACGACGCCACCGCCTGACCGACTCCCGGCGCCGGGGTGCAACCCACCGACCCCCGGCGCCGGGCCACCACTTGAGAGGAGGACGCCGTGGTGCCTTGGGCCACCCCGACGCAGGCGCAGACGTTCTGGGCCGACGCGAAGAACCTGTCTGACGACATCCTCGTCGTGCTCCTCGACGCCGCGACGGAGCAGTGCGCGGCGTACGCGCCCGCGCTCGCTGTGGACGCCACAGTGCCGGACCGGTACGTCCTCGCGACCGTGTATCAGGCGCGTGAGGTGTACTCGGCGGGGCAGCGTGACGGTGACGTGATCGGCATCGGCGACCACGCCATCCGCTCCCGGCCGTTGACGGCGACTGTGAAGTCCCTGCTGCGTCCGCAGCGGGTCTCGCTGAGGTTCGGCTGATGACCGCCCGCGCCGCCGTCGCCGACCTGCTCACCGAGCACCTACCCGACGACGTCGACGTCATCCCCTACGCCCGCAACATCGACTCCCCGGCCAGGTCCACGGTGATGCTGCGGCTCGACGAGGTCACGCCCGGTGTCGCCTCCGGGCTCGGCACCTACACGTTCGCGTTGCTGCTCATCGCCGCGAAGACCAGCCCCGGGCCCGCCGACGACGAACTGGACGCCCTGCTGGAGGACGTGCTGTACGCCCTCGACCGGCTGTCCGACGCGGGCGTCACGTGGTCCTCAGCGCGGCGCGCCACGTACGAGGACAAGAACCCCGCCTACGAGGTGACGACGGCCGTCACCGTCAGCAAGTCCGATCCCGAGTAAGGAACCCATCATGAGTGTGATTGCTGTTGCCCCGTTCGTTCTGCGCGACGTGGTCATGACCATCGGCACCGACGACTACGCCAAGCACCTGTCGACCGTGAAGTTCGCGCCTGCCTACGACACCGTGAAGTGGCAGGGACTCACCCCCGACGCCAGTTTCACCGACCTCTCGAACCCGACGTGGACGTGCGCCATCTCGTACGCGCAGGACTGGGAGACCGAGGACAGCCTCGCCCAGTACCTGCTGGAGAACGCCGGTCAGCAGAAGGTCGCGGTGTTCAAGCCGAAGGGTGCCGCAACCGGCAAGCCCGTTTTCACGGCGACCCTGACGATCGTCCCCGGCGACATCGGCGGCGATGTCAACACGGTGCAGACATCCACGGTGACCCTCGGCGTCGTCGGGGCGCCCGTCAAGAGCGTCTCCGCCTGAGGTGGCCACGCCGGAGGAGTTCGCGGCGGAGTGTGGCGCGGCAGCCCGAGGGTTGCGTCGTGTCCCCTCCGCGCTCCGGCGTGCCCTCGCGGCCGAGGTGAAGACCGAGGTCGCGGTGCCGCTCGCGGCCAAGGTCGCGGGCGCCGCCGCGGGCCCCTGGGCGCGGGTGCTGTCCGCGGGTGTGAAGGCCCGCGCGTCGGCGGACCCGCAGATCGTCGTGGGCGGTGCCAGTCCGCGACTGTCGGGCGGCGCAGGCCCGCGCCAGGTGGTGTTCGGCACCGAGTTCGGTGGCGGGAAGCGCATCACCACGGTGCACCGCACCGACCGGCATCGGGGCTACTTCCGCCGCTCCACGCGCCAGTTCGGCACCCATCAGCGGCCGTTCGTGTTCAAGACGGTCAGCAACAACATGGACTGGGTCCTCGACCGGTACGCCGACATCGTCACCGATGTCCTCGACGAGGGGGTGCCCGGTGGCTGACCGCGGACGCGACCTGAAGATCAACGTCCTGTCCGACGCCTCCCAGTTCGACCTCGACGGCCCAGCCAAGGACCTTGAGACGCTCGGCAAGGAGGCACAGGAGACCGCCGACAAGTTGGACGGGCTCAACGCGGACCGGGCCGAGCGGGACCTCAAGTCACTCGGTGACGCCGCTGACAGCGCCCAGCGGGACCTGCACGACCTGACCCAGGACACCGGCAAGACCGGTGACCGGCTCGACGACCTGGGCCGCGACGCGAAGGAGACCGCGCAGAAGGTCGACTCGGCGTTCGACAGCATCGCCCGCTCCAGCAAGTCCAAGTTCCGCGCTCCCGTCGACGAGGACGTGTCCCACTTCAAGGACAAGATGGGTGAGGTTCACGAGGAGAGCAGCGACACCGCCCGGGAGATGTTCGCCTCGTTCTCCGACGTCTCCTCCCTGCAGGACGCCGCGCAGGAGATAGCCGCCAACGTGGGCGGTCTGTTCGGGCCCATCGGGTTGGCCATCGGCGGTGCCCTGTCCGTGGGTATCGCGACCTTCACGCAGAAATGGTCCGAGGCCAAGGAGAAGGTCAAGGAGCAGACCGCGTCCATCGTCGCCCTGATGCAGGAGGCAGGCGGGCAGATCCGCGGCAGCGACCTGGCCGACGCCGTGTCGCAGGCGATCACGGCCGACCCGAAGGCGTTCGCGGACACCAAGAAGAGGCTCACCGACCTGGGCCTGTCGTGGCAGGACTACTACCGGGCGCAGGCCGGGGATACCGATGCTGCGGGCCGATTCACGGCCGCTCTGCGGTCCCAGATCGACGCTCTCAACGGCCAGTTGGGGCCACTGGACCAGGTGTCCGCCGCGCACGGCCGATGGGCCGAACTGTCCCAGGTCGGCGGGCAGAACACACAGGCGCTCGCGGAGCGACTGCGCGCGCTCCAGGGAGTGCAGGGGGACGTGCAGTCCACCACGCAGGCCCTCACGGACGCCCAGTCCCTCTACAACGACATCACGTCCGCGACGGACAAGACGGCCGCCGCCCTCAACGACGAGTACGCCGCCCTGGCCGACAGCACCGACGTCTACTCGGCCGCGGTAGAGCGGGCCAGCGACAAGAACCGGGACCACAAGGTCACGGTCGACGACATCATCGCCGAGCAGCGCAAGGCGATGAAGGCTCAGACGGAGTTCGCCGACAACATGGACACCGTCAGGCAGAGGTTCGGTGAGGCGGGCGCGCAGATGGTCGCCGACGCCGGGGAGGACGGGCCCGCGATCGCTCAGGCCCTCGCCGACGGGCCGAAGAAGAAGAGCGCCGAGGCCGTCGCCAACTACCGGAAGATGGGGGCGTCGGCCCGCTCCGGGATGCAGTCCGGGGTGCGGCCCGACGATCCGTTCACGATCGGCGTGAAGGCGCAGGCCGACTACTCCTCCGCGTACGCCGCCCGGTCCGCGTTCCAGCAGTGGCTGTGGAACAACCCCCTGCACGTGTCGATCCAGGCGCAGTTGTCGGCTGACAGCCGCCACGCTCTGGACTCGGCCGCGTCCTACGGAAGATCGAGGAAGTGA